CAGGTGGGGGCGGCGGAAGTCCTTCTCCAAGTGGTACTGGAGGTTCTGGTGGTTCAGGCGCTGGGGGAAGTGCTCCCAATGGTGTCGGTGGCGCAGGCAATACGCCAGTCACTTCCCCTTCTCAAGGAAATAACGGTGGAAATGCTTCAACTGCAACTATTGGTGGCGGAGGTGGCGGCGGCGGTGCAGGAGGTGTAGGTAATGTGCCCATAGCAGCAACTCCAACTCAAGGAGGTTCTGGCGGGCTAGGTTTAGCTAATTCAATCACTGGTGTTTCAGTGGTTTATGCAGGTGGTGGAGGGGGAGGTGCTGGTCCCGGCCGAACGGCAGGTTTAGGTGGTCCAGGCACTCCGGGAGTTTCTGGAGGGAATGGTGGTGTTGTCCCCGCAAGTGGAACAGCGGGAGTAGCTAATACAGGCGGTGGTGGTGGCGGTGGGGGCGCTCCTGGTGGTATTGGTGGCTCCGGCGGCTCCGGTATCGTTGTAGTTAAGTTTTTTTAATGAGGTAAGTGATGGCACATTTTGCAGAACTTGATGAAAACAATGTGGTCTTGCGTGTAATTGTGGTATCCAACGCGGATACGTCAGACGCGCATGGTGTGGAAAAAGAGTACATCGGCGCTGCCTTTTGTGAGCGGCTGTTCGGTGGACGCTGGAAGCAGACAAGTTATAACGGTAACTTTCGCAAGCGTTATGCGGGCATGGGGTATACCTATAACGAGCTGCATGATGCGTTTCTCACGCCACAACCCTATCCGTCGTGGGTTAACCTTGACCCCAATACGTTGGATTGGATTCCTCCCGTACCTGAGCCTGCGCCTGAAGAAGGCAAGATTCACATTTGGGATGAATTGACGCGCACTTGGGTAACAAAGGCCGAGTGAAGTGTTCTCTGATGCTCCGCTAGCGGACCAACCGTTTGCCACGGCAGCGGTATCCATTATTTATGAGTCACTAGCGGACACAGTTTCTCAAACAGATAGCTACACACTTGTAGCTAATTACTTGGCTGTTCTTGCAGACACCGTGACGCTCACGGATGTGATGGCAGATGTTCTTGTTATTACAACGTCGCTGGCTGATGCGATTACGGTATCAGATGCGCTGGTTCCTGAGAATGTTATTACAACATCACTGGCAGATACCGTTACGTTAACGGACTTGTTTGTACCAGAGAACGTCATAAGCTTTACTTTGGCGGACACAGTCAGTCTTGCTGATACGCTGGTTCCAGAAAACGTACTGACCTTTGCTTTGGCAGATACCATCACGGTTGCCGACTCGCTTGATCCTTCAGGCAGTACATTTGGCTTGACCCTGTTAGACACCATCACCGTTGCCGACTCGTTATCGACGCAAACGAATTACCAGGGTTTGGATTTAGCGGACGCGGTTACCGTGTCAGATCTCATGATCAATGCGCTTGTCATCACGACAAGCCTTGCCGACACCGTGACGTTAGCCGATACCATCTCGCCTGAGTTGGTGATTACGGTAAGTTTCGCGGATACGGTTTCTTTAGCCGACACGGTCGATCCCACGGGCAGTACCTTCGGTGTCACGCTCTTTGACACCATCACCGGTGCCGACTCACTTGCCACACAAACCAACTACCAAGGTTTGGCGCTAGCTGATACCATTGAGCTTACGGACGAATCTATTCGACGCCTGCTGTGGGAGCCTATCGCGGATACACAGAATGCTGGCTGGACACAAATTGCTGATACGCAAAGTGTTACTTGGGTGCAAATCGCTGACACCCAAGACGCGCAGTGGTCCTTAATCAATACGGAATAGCATCATGAGCACCTACTCAAACCTGAAGATACAGCTTATCGGAACCGGGGAGCTGCCGGGAACCTGGGGTACGGCGACGAACGTTAACTGGGGTTCAACGGGCGGTGGTATTGAGCAAGCTGTGGTGGGTATGGCAACCATCAGCAGTGGGTTTACGGGAACCCCGCTGGAACTTACGCTCACACTCACCGACTCTGCTGAAGCTCAAAACGCCAGGGCGCTGGTGCTAAACCTTACCCAATCCTTGGGCAGTGCGGGGACGCTCAACGTCCCAGCTATCCAAAAGCCTTACATGGTGATTAACAGTACGGGGCAGACGGTAACCGTCAAAGTATCAGGCCAAACGGGGGTTGCTGTACCTACAGGCACACGCACATTCTTGTACAACAACGGCACTGATGTGGGTGTGTTTTTAAACTACCTTAATTCTTTGACGCTAGGTACTGATCTTGCCGTGGCAGATGGTGGCACTGGGATATCAAGCGGCACATCGGGCGGTATACCCTACTTTAGTGCTACAACGACCATAGCATCTTCGGCTGCGCTTGCGGCAAATCAAATTGTTATTGGAGGCGGTGCAGGGGTAGCACCATCAACGACTTCAACGGCTGCTGGCATTCTCACTTGGATTCAAACGCCGTCGTCGGCAAATCTTGCCGCTGCGGTTACGGATGAGACAGGTTCTGGCGCACTTGTTTTTGCCACAAGCCCAACGCTTGTCACACCGACGCTTGGCGTGGCAACCGCTACGAGCGTTAACAAAGTAGCACTTACTGCCCCCGCCACGGGATCGACGCTAACCATTGCCGATGGCAAGACTGTCACCGTCAGTAACACGTTGACTTTTACAGGTACTGATGCAAGTTCCGTGGCCTTTGGCACGGGAGGCACGGTTGCCTACACAGGAGGCACACTTGCTCAGTTTGCATCGACCACCTCTTCGCAGCTTGCGGGGGTCATTTCAGATGAAACAGGATCCGGGGCACTTGTTTTCGCTAATACGCCTACCCTGGTTACGCCTGCTCTTGGTGCGGCAACTGCCACAAGCATTAATAAGGTTGCATTAACCGCTCCAGCTTCTGCTGCAACACTGACGTTGGCCGATGGATCAACGCTTGCTCTAGCTGGCGCTTTCAGTGTGACGTTTACGGCAACGGGCGCAACAAATGTAACGCTCCCAACAACAGGGACGTTAGCCACGCTTGCTGGATCTGAGACGTTAACCAACAAAACGCTGACATCTCCTGTTATCAGCGCCATATCGAACACGGGAACACTTACGCTTCCGACTGCCAGCACAACACTGGTTGGCCGAGACACGACAGATACTTTGACGAATAAGTCAATTAGCGGAAGTACTAACACGTTATCCAATATTGCCAATGCCTCGTTGACTAATTCGTCTATCACGATCAATGGTTCTGCTGTAAGCCTTGGTGGATCGATCACCGTCACGGGCGCTACATCAAGTACTTTGACAATAGGGACGGGCCTTAGCGGCAGCAGTTTCAACGGCTCTTCACCTGTGACGATTGCCATTGATTCAACGGTTGCTACGTTGACGGGTTCGCAAACCTTAACCAATAAGACAATTAATTTGTCTAGTAATACGTTAACAGCGACGTCAGCACAATTAGCTAGCGCTGTTAGTGACGAAACCGGATCTGGTTCTCTTGTTTTTGCAACAAGCCCCACGTTAACCACACCAAGACTTGCTGGATCAAGCTCAGGTTATAGCTCGTTTGCAAGCGCTAATTCAAGCGCTACAAACTACACCATTACATTCCCTGCCGAGAATATGACGGTGGGGTACAGGAATATCCCTAATGTTGGAACTAAATCAAGTAGTTATCAACTGGCTACGGGGGACGTAGGCAAGTACGTTCAGGTAACTTCGGGAGGTTCAATCACCGTACCCAATAGTACCTTTGCCGACGGGGATGCGATTACAATTTTTAATAACAATAGTTCCGGCATGACCATAACGTTGAACACAACCACGGCATACATCAGTGGATCAACAAGCAATAAAGGCGGTGGAAGCACTGTTACGTTGGCTGCATATGGCGTGGTAACAATTTTGTTTTACTCGGCTACTGCTTGTGTTTTGTCAGGGAGCGTTACATGACGGGCATTTTGCAGATGCTGCTTTCAGGCAGCGCAAAAGCAATTACACAGGTTTACACATCAAGCGGATCGTTTATTGTTCCATCAGGTGTTTACCTCATCGACTATTTAATAGTTGCGGGCGGAGGCGGAGGCGGTGGTTCTTTTGGCGGCGCTGGTGGAGGCGCAGGAGGCTATCGAACTGCAACACAATTAGATGTAGTCCCAGGAGCATCCTACACAATCACTGTTGGCTCTGGTGGTGCTGGCGGAGGCAATAACACAGGTTCAAGCGGCAACAACTCGTCTTTGGCAGGTCCTTCTCCCTTTTCAACCATTACATCTGCGGGCGGTGGGGGTGGTGGCGGAAACGGTAACTCCGGTGGTTCGGGGGGTTCGGGTGGCGGCGCTTCAAATGGTTCAGGTGCTGGATCTGGAAATGTTCCAAGTGTGTCCCCTTCACAGGGAAATAGCGGCGGGGCTGCTCCCTACTACACTTTTAGTGCCGGTGGAGGCGGAGGTGCCGGTGCAGGCGGAGGGGCATCCCCAGGGCCGTACAGCGGGGGTAGTGGAGGATCGGGTTCAGCATCCTCAATAACAGGCGTATCAACCTATTACGCTGGCGGGGGTGGTGGTGGAGGTAGTCCAGCAGGTGCTGGCGGCGGAGCTGGTGGTGGCGGAGCTGGTGGAGACGCAGGCGCAACCGCAGGAACTGCTAACACAGGTGGAGGAGGCGGTGGTAGTAGTAGCGGTAACACGGGCGCTCAAGGGGGCTCAGGTATTGTTATTATAAAAACGGTTCCTACAGATCCTACGGTAAATATTGAGTTGTTAGTTGTTGCCGGTGGTGGTGGAACTCCAAACTATACGGGCGGTGGCGGTGCTGGTGGTCACCGATACAACTCAGCATTCACGATAAGTCGGGGCACAAGTTACAACATAACTGTCGGTGCTGGCGGCACTACAGACGGCTCTAATAGTAATTTTGGACCGTACTCAGCTACAGGCGGAGGAGGAGGTTCAGATAGTCAAGGCGCAAACGGAAACGCTGGCGGGAGTGGGGGAGGTGCTTCAGACTCGCAACCACCTTTTGGTATTTATTCCTCCGCAGGTGCTGGAAATTTAGGCGGATATTCTCCTGTAGAAGGCTATGCGGGCGGAACAAGTGCGGCCCCTTCTTTTACTTTCACAGCTACTGGTGGTGGCGGTGCTGGCGGTGCGGGTGGCACCGGTACTGCTGGTTTTACCCCCCCATATATTGGCACAAATGGAGGCCCTGGGTACGCTACCTCTATCACAGGAACACCTGTGACGCGTGCGGGTGGGGGTGGTGGTGGATCAAATGCAACCCCAGGGGGCGGTGGAACAGGAGGATCCGGTGGCGGCGGAAACGGTGGTTATCTGGATTTCTACGGCGCTACTAACGGACAAGCTAATACAGGTGGTGGGGGTGGCGGTGGGGGTAATAATGGTAATGGCGGTGTTGGTGGAAGTGGTGTGGTGATTATTGCTATCCCAACCAGCTATGGCCCTTTGACCTCCATAGGTGGGGGACTCACATACTCGTTAAGTACATCGCGCTCAGGCTATCGGGTATATACGTTCACTGCTGGCACCGACAGCATTACTTGGTAGAGTGATTGATATGGCCCACTACGCATTTTTAGACAGTAATGGTGTGGTAACCCAGGTCATCGTTGGAAAAGACGAAGGCGAGGATGGCGTTGACTGGGAACAATACTACGGGCAGATAAAAGGTCAGACCTGTAAACGCACAAGCTATAACACCAAGGCAAACGCTCACGCAACAAACGGATCCCCTTTTAGAAAAAACTACGCGGGTATTGGGTATGTTTATGATTCGGCTAGAGACGCTTTTATTCCCCCTAAGCCATACCCGTCCTGGAGCCTAGATCAAGATACATGCGTTTGGATTGCACCCATTCCACGTCCAAATGACGGTAAAGCGTATTACTGGGAGGAAGAAACAAATTCTTGGAAGGCAGTACATGGACGATAAAACTCACGAACTAGCGGTCCTCAAAGCGCAAGCTAAGATCCGGTTAGAGGAACTCAAGGCTCAAGACTCTGCCAAGGAGGTCGCCGGTAAAGCCATTGGTGAAGATGGCCTGCTTTATATCTTCATGATCGTGCTCGTGGGCGTTGGCGCTTCGCTTTTCCTTGAAGGTGAAAAAATCGCTGCTGTGATGGGCTTACTTGGCGCTTCACTTACTGCACTTATTCAAATGTTAAACGGCATCGCAGGGACTGCTGCCAAGCAGGAAAAGCCAGAGTTTGAAGTTATTAAAGATTTGATCCAACGTCTTGACAAGCTAGATCGTGCTGAGCAGCCCATGCAAGTTGATGTTGAAGGCAGCAAAGTCACGGTCAAAAAAGGCCAAGACATCGTAACGGCTAAGGGGTAAGTCATGTTTGAGCTACTTGGCGGCGGTTTGCTTGGCTCCATCTTTGGTGGCTTGTTCAGACTTGCCCCGGAAGTCTTAAAGTTCTTGGACAAGAAGAACGAACGCCAGCATGAACTGTCCATGTTCCAGCTTCAGACCGACTTGGAAAAAATGCGCGGCGAGTTCAAGATGGAGGAGAAGTATGTTGACTACTCTATCCAGCAGATGGACACAATTAAAGAGGCATTTAAGGAACAGGCCCAGACCGCAAAAGAAGCTGGCTGGTTCGCTAGCTTTATCACTGCTGTTACCCGCCCCGGTCTTACTTGGATTGCATTTGGCGTATACGTGGCTGTTAAAGCTGCTGGCTTAACGATTGCTTTCCAGACCAATGCTAACTGGGCAGAAGTCTTAACTAAGTCCTACGACGAAGATGACTTCGCCATGCTTAACATGATGCTCACTTTTTGGTTTGTTGGGCGCAGTATTGAGAAATACAATAAATCGTGAATGAAGCTAAGAAGCTTTGCAAGGATGTACTGATCAAACCCTTTGAAGGGCTAGCAAAGCGTTTGCCTGATGGACGAGTCAAAGCATACCCAGACCCCGGCACCAGAGGCCATCCTTGGACAATCGGTTGGGGAGCCACTGGACCAGACATCAACCCTGATACGATCTGGACGATGGAGCAGTGCGAAGATGCGCTGGATCATCATGTGGAGTATTTTGTCCGAGGTCTGGTAAAGCTTTCGCCCAAGATCCAGACTGCACTACCAAGGCGCATTGCCGCTGTGACAAGCTGGGTCTACAATTGTGGCTTGGGAAACTACCGTGTTTCCACCTTCAAAAAGCGTATTGATGCGGGGGATTGGGATGGTGCAGCCGATCAATGTATGCTGTGGAATAAAGCTGCCGGACGTGTACTCCCCGGACTTACCCGCCGCCGAGCGGCTGAAGCGGCGTTGATGAGGTAACTATGCCCGTCCGCAAAATTCAGCTCAAACCCGGTGTTAATCGGGAAAACACGCGATACACCAACGAAGGTGGCTGGTACGTGTCGGAAAAAGTACGTTTTCGCCAGGGTACTCCCGAAAAGATTGGCGGCTGGATACAGTATTCCTCCAATCAGTTTTTGGGCGTCTGCCGAAATCTGTGGAATTGGATTGCTCTAGATGGCAACAATTACCTGGGTGTTGGCACCAACAAAAAATACTACGTTGAGTATTCGGGCGTCTACAGTGATGTCACTCCAATAGCTGACACGGTATCGCTTAACGACCCTTTTTATGCAACATCGGGGTCCTCGACGCTTGTCGTTGCGGACTCAACGCACGGCGCAACGAGTGGTGACTATGTTAACTTTAGTGGCGTTACGATTGGTTATGGCGGCGGCAACGTCAGTGCAACCGAGCTTAACAGTGAAAGCTTTGAGCTTACTGTTATTAATGCTGACTCCTACAGTATTGAAATAGGAACGGCAGCTAACTCCGTTGACGCAAGCAATTCGCCTTTTGGTGACACCGTCACCGCCTATTACGAGCTTGCGGTTGGCGCAGAAACCACAACACTTGCTTACGGCTGGGGAAACGGTGGCTGGGGTTCGGGCAACTGGAGCTTTGGCGGCGGAGTTACTATCCCTGCGCGCTTGTGGAGTGCCTACAACTGGGGTGAAGATCTGCTTTTTGCCCTAAGAGGCGGGGGCGTTTATTACTGGGACGCTACGCTTGGCCTTGATGAACGGGCCGTTGACATTACAGACATACCCGGATCCAACCAAGCACCTTCGCAAGTAACCTTTATCTACGTCTCAGATATCTCACGCTTTTTGCTTTGTTTCGGAGCCGATAACCCAGCAGACAGCATCAGCGGGGCTTTTGATCCCATGCTCATCCGTTGGGCAGATCAAGAAAGCCTTACCGAGTGGCAGCCCGCTATCACCAATCAAGCCGGTGATTTGCGCTTGTCTCACGGATCAGAGATTGTCTCTGCTGTTCAAACACGGCAGGAGATCTTTACGGTTACCGATTCAGCTGCTTACTCTTTGCAGTATGTAGGCGCACCGCTTGTTTGGGGCGCTCAGTTGCTTGGTGACAATATCTCCATCATCGGACCCAACACCTTAATCTTTGCTTCAGGCATTGTGTTTTGGATGGGCGTTGATAAATTTTATGTCTACGGTGGACGCGTCCAAACACTTGACTGCGCTTTAAAACGTTACATATTTAGCGACATTAATCTATCGCAAGGGCTGCAAACCTTTGCTGGAACTAATGAAGGTTTTAACGAGGTTTGGTGGTTCTATTGCTCTGCTAACAGCACGACAGTAGATCGTTATGTCATATTTAATTACCAAGAGAACATTTGGTACTACGGCACGATGGCACGAACAGCATGGAGCGATTCAGGTCTTCGCGACTATCCTCAGTCAGCAGACTATGACCGTCGCATATTGAATCAAGAGTATGGTGTAGATGACAACGCCTCAGGCACGCCTGCTGCGATAGAAGCCTATATCGAGTCAGCAGAATTTGACATTGATGATGGTGATCGCTTCATGTATGTTTATCGCACGATCCCCGATGTCACGTTTACCGGATCGACGAACAACAGCGAGCCGGAAATAGTATTCACAATTTACCCAAAGGCAAGCTCGGGTTCGCCAGACGGCACGCCGACAAGCGGTACGGTCGCCTCGGCTGACTATCCTGTTGACGAGTACACCTCTCAGATCTACACGCGTTTCAGGGGCCGTCAGGCTTATATCAAGATTCGATCCAACAAGGTCGGCACGACATGGCAGCTCGGAGCGCCTCGTCTTGATATTCGACAGGATGGACGGGCGACTGGGAGTGGCGTGTGAGCGTTATTAACTTTCCCTCACCGCCTAATCTGCCGTTATCCCCCGCCCAGTTTGACACACGTTACCAAGACGGCCTTAATAACGTTTTTCGTCTGTACTTCAACCGCATCAGCGGCACGTTTCAAAGTGTGCTTGGTCCTGATGGTGGGCAGTACATCAATAACCCTTTCGGTGCTTTTGTCAGCACGATAGATCAGACTGCTGCCGATACAACGACGGCTTACGCGGTCACATTAAGTTCAACCACAGCCAGCAACGGTGTGAGTTTGGTCAGCGGATCGCAGGTGACCATGGGCTATTCTGGGTACTACAATATTCAGTTCAGCATACAACTTAGCAATAGCACAAACGCTCCACAAGATATCGACATCTGGTTTCGTAAAAACGGCACGGATATAGCCGACTCAAACAGCCGGTTTGGTCTTGCAGCGCGTAAAAGTGTTGGCGATCCGTTTCATTTGATCGGCACAGTCAATCTTATAGAAGCGTTTAACGGGGGTGATTACGTAGAGCTGTACTGGCGTACATCGGATGTCGGAGCTTATATTGAGCACTACTCAGCACCATCAACACCTACCCGTCCAGCTATTCCATCAGTCATACTGACGGCGACTTTTGTTTCTTCAATTGGTGGCTGATCCGTGGACAGTGATGCATTTATTCACGCATAATATCGGCCAATATCGCGTCCTTTCCCGACGCGCGGCCCCGTGTAGGGCCTTGGCTCATTTGGAAAGGTTAACTCATCATGGATGAAGCGATGCAGGGCGTTATGTCATTGCCGGAGGCTCAAGGATCACGGGCCTCGATCACGCCTGATCAAATGGCGATTTTTGATCAGATGCGGCGAACTATACCGCCTAAAGAGTTTGGTGACGAGCTTTTGAATACGGCCATGCAGGCCGATCCTCAAGCAGTTCAAGCGTTCAAAGAAGAACTCATGGCGCTTGAGATCCCGCTGGACACTTTGAAGCTTTTGAATGAGATGGTCGATGCCATTTTGGCAAGCCCTGGCGACTATCAAAGCCTGCGTCGCGAGTACATGCGCCGTGGCGTGACTGAGGATCTTTTGCCTACGCAGTTTGATCCGGCGTTTTTTGCCGCCTTGAACATGGCCCTTGATCAAATGCCCGTGCAGCAACCCCAGGCTCCGATGGCCATGGCAGGTGGCGGCATCGCATCGCTTGCACAGTACGGTCGCCATGGCGACACGATGCTTGCGCATATCACACCAGAAGAAGCCGCGTTGCTCAAGGCTCGTGGGGGTGCAGGCACGATTAATCCTGTGACAGGCTTGCCTGAATATGCAAACATCTTTAAAAAGATTGGTAATGCTATTAAAAAGTTTGCCAGCAGCACGGTAGGCAAGATTGTTACAACGGTTGCGCTCGGATTCTTTCTTGGACCTGCCGCAGCGTCCATGCTTGGGGTTACATCCTCTGCGGGTGTGGCGGCTGTCAGTGGCTTTTTGGGCGGCGCGGGATCCACGCTACTTGGTGGCGGAAGCTTGAAAGAGGCTTTGAAAGCCGGTGCAATCGGTGGGATAACCGCAGGTGCGGCGCAGGGTGTCATGGGAGGCAGTGAGGCCTTTACCTCAGGCAGCTACACAGGGCCAACGACTGTTAGCGGGCAGTTCCAACGGGTCAGCGATTTCTTTTCCCCTTCTGCCGCACAGGCACCTCCGACTTTGGTCGAATCAGGACCGGCCCCGGAGCTTGCCTCACGGTCCACAACAATGGCCAATGAATTTGTCGACCCTAATATTCCTGAGGCACCCACAACCAGCAACTACCCCATGGGATCGCAGACACCTGCCCCCATCGCTCCTGAACCCATCGTCATGACGCAGTCAGGGCAGCAGGTTCCTTATTCGCAGTACCAGACGATGCCCCAGGCTACGCAATCCAGCTATCTTGACCAAGCCAAGGGCTTGTACGACAAGTACATGCCTGAAGCGCTTGGCGGATCGCGTGGCGCAGTCACGCCGGACATGGTGCAGGCGCAAATGCCTAAAGCAACACAAATGGTTTCAACGTTGCGTCCCGACCTAGCGCCTGGATCTGGAGAGTTCAGCCGTTTAGTTGCTGCCAAAGCAACAGAACTTGCAACACCGGGACTCTTGTCTACCTACGGCCCTGCCGCAGCACTCGGCCTTGGCGCAACAGCCCTTGCGGGTGGGTTTAAGACACAGCCTGCAACGATGCCGTTGGGTCCTCAAAAGACAGGCGTGGATCTTTTAAGAGAGCGTCCTGACTTGTACCGACTTTACTTCGGGGGCCTTGGTCCAGGGACCACGCGCTATAACCCTTATCTGCCACCGCCTCCAGCGTTGTTACCGGTTAAGGCGGCACAGGGTGGTATCGCCGATTTGGATAAGTTCCCGCGCAAGAACGGTCACATCAAGGGCCCTGGCACAGGGACCTCGGATTCCATTCCTGCGATGCTGTCAGACGGCGAGTTTGTATTCACAGCTAAAGCAGTACGTTCCGTTGGCAACGGCTCACGGCGCGCGGGTGCAAAACGCCTTTATAAGTTGATGAAGGCTTTGGAGAGCAAGCATGTCAACAACTAGTTATCAGCAACAGATTGTCCGTGAAGCCCCGGAAATTGAGGCCTATAAGCTAGGCCTTTTAGAAGAAGCTAAGAGCCTTTACGGCACCCCGCTTGATCTGCCTGCTTATGAGGTAGCTGGTCAGTCTGCTGGACAGATCCAAGCTGCGGATCTTTTGCGCCAGGGCATTGGTGCTTATGAGCCCTTCTTGCAGGCAGGCTCACAAGCCGTGACTCAAGGACAAACGCTTGCTCAACAAGGTGCCCAACTTGCAGGCGGGATTAATGTTGCACCGCAGTTCCAAGCTGCTCAAGATGCGCTTGGGCGGGGGCTGGGAGCCGCTGATATCCTGGGTGGCTACGCGACGACCGCTGGCCAGGGATTGCAAGATATTTTAGGTGGCGTAGCTGGGATTGAGCAGGCACGCAAAAATTTGCCTGAATACATGCAAGGCGATGTAGGCACTGCCAAATCCCTATTGGGTGAGGCTGCAAGAGGCACGCGTGCGGCAAGTGGCTCGTTTACCGCGCCCATGACAGCACAGTCTTACATGTCGCCTTACATGCAATCGGTAGTTGACATTCAGCAGCGCGAAGCACAGCGTCAGGCGGATATTGCAAAAACCCAACGTGCAGGTCAGGCCGTGGGTGCAGGCGCTTTTGGCGGGTCTCGTCAGGCTGTTTTAGAGGCCGAAGCAGCAAGGAACTTGGCTCAACAAAAGGCTGACATCCAGGCCCAAGGCTTACAACAGTCTTACATGCAGGGACAACAGCAATTCAATGTTGAACAGCAAGCGGCTGCACAACGCGCAGCACAGATGCAAGGCATTGCGGGTACGTATGGTCAGCTAGGTTTGCAACAAGCACAGTTGGGTCAAGCTGGAACGCAACTGGCAGGCCAGCTAGCGGGTCAACAAGCGCAGCTTGGACTTATGCCTGCGCAACTTGCACAGACCCAGGCAGGAATCCTTGGTCAGCAGGCCGGTCTTTACGGGCAGTTGGGTCAGGGCATTGGCGGCTTATCTGCACAGCAAGCAGGTATCGATCTTCAGCGTGCAGCCCAACTGCAACAAGCAGGTCAGGGCATTGGCGCGTTAGGCATGCAGCAGGCTTCGCTTGGCCAAGCCATGCAGCAGTCAGGTCAGTCTGATGTCAGCGCCTTGATGGGTGTGGGTGCCATGGAGCAGGCCAACGCTCAGGCTCAGCTTGACGCTATGCGCGCTACGCAAATGCAAGATGTGATGGCTCCTTACCAACAACTCGGATTTGTAGCGGACATCTATAAAGGCGCACCCAGTTCGCAAAGCTCTTTGATTGCAACGAGCCAGCCCTCAGCAAGTCCCTTCCAGACCGCAGCGGGCTTAGGTATTGCAGGCCTGTCAGCCGCCGCAGGTGCGAAAAAAGTCGGTCTTATTTAGGAAAGATGATGAAATCAAAAGTCATGGATCGGCCCATGTTCACGGGCAAGCAAGAAGATCCCGAAGAAGTCGGGATCATGTCGCTTTTGATGGGTGAAGATGACGAGGGCGACGATGAGGACGATATGTCCTCGATGATGGATCGTCGTCCTGATTCACCTGAGATCATCATGAATAATCTGCGAGGCGATGTCCGTTCCGTCGATGCACGCTTTGAAGAGCTTGCAGACATGGTGGGCTATGGTGCAGCGCAACAGACACCGCCCGAAGTGCTTGCACTTTTGCAGCCTGTGCTTGCTGCCGAACAACAAGGCATCAGTGCATTACCAGCCATGGCCCCTGGAGCTGCCCCGGCAGCAATCCCAACCCCGCCACCACCAATGGGGATGCCTGCTGGCGCAAATCTCCCTCCAGGGGCCGCCCCACCCATGCCTCCTGGTCCGCCTCCCGGAGGCGGGCCAGGGGCCGCCCCTCCACCCATGCCGCCTCAAGCAGGGGGCATTGGCTCACTGCCCCAGGGCATGGCCAGGGGAGGGCTTGTTGTTCAACGTTTTAGCAATGGCACGCCTGAGTCTGGGGCAACCAGTGGGGAAACAGAGCGTGCCGACCAAATCCAGCCCCGTTTTTCTACCGAAGAACTTAAAAAGCGTCTTGGCCAAAAAGGTTTTAATCAAGCACTACAAGATTTTCAGTTTAGCCAAACACCTGTTAACGTGCCTACACTTGAGACTGCTACAGCAGCACGCATTCCGCAGTACCAAGCATTACTCGGTCAGGATAAAGGTCTGACCCAGGCTCAGATGCTTTTTGACATTGCAGGAGCAGGACTTGCACTGGCCGGAAATGTAGACCCCCGAACGGGGCAACCGCTTAGGGGTTCTTTCGCTGCTCGTCTTGCGGGTGCTGCCAGCCAGCTTCCGGCGCAGATTGGTGCGCGTGCTTCGGAAGCAGAGAAGATGGCGCAACAGATCAAATTGTTAGGCATCCAGGCAGGCGAAAAAGAGATTGAGCGCAAGTCCGCACAAGAAGCCGCTCGTGTTAAGACATCCGTAGACTTCATCAAAGAAGCCATGCGAGGCGATTTTGCCATTGAAAGGGAAAAAATAAAGCAGGCTAATAAGGGCGTGGACTACACAAAAATGAGCAATTTTGACATCATGAACACGCTCATGCCTGGGTTTGTTCGAGGCAATCTAAACCCCGACCAACTGCTTACTCTTCAAAATGCAGTGACTGATTACATTCAGCCTACTGAAACAGAGGTGAGGGATAAATTTGGCAACGTGAGCAGGATCACGCAACGCAAAGATTTGCCTGAGACCTTTGTTCAAGGTTTTATGAACACATTTGGTGTTGAGGCTTATAGGAAATGGTTTAATGGGTTGCCTGATAGCGCGAACATTCGTGTCTCCCAACTCAGATTCCCGTCACTTGAGCCACGGCCCACGGACCGTCCACAGGCAGGAGGTGTAGCAACGACCGGTGCTGCTGTACCTCAGGTAACTGCCCCCGCTGTTCCTGTGCAACATGTGACGCCATCGCCAAGCACCGCAGCCGCCCCTGCCAATGCAGGCGATATGCGTAGGATTGCACCCTACTATAACCCTGGAGTGAATGGGATATTTCAGTCTCGTTCCCTTTTAACGGGACCTGTGCAAACAGTGGTTGGGGTGGCGGGAAGATACTTACCCAGTGAAACCGTTGGCCAAGCTGCACGTGCCCAGCAACTTGCAAGAGAAACAGCACTAGACATCAACAAAGATTTGATTGAGGCACTGTCGATCAATGCAGACGGCGGTCGTATTGCAGAAGGCGAAAGAACATTGCTCCAAGAGTCCATTGGCCTTGAGCCACGGATTTTTTCTTCGGATGAATCTATGGCAACGACCTTGATTCGCCATCAAAGAGCGCTGGAACGAAGACTTGAGTCAGAGCGTCGAATCATTAACAATGAAAAAGACTACACGGCGAATGTTATTGCCCACGCTCGAAAGAGAGCCGGACTGATTGAAGACTATATGCGTCGTTTAAATGTTCCGCCTATTGTCAATACTGAAAATGAACTAAAAGCTATACCAACAGGGCAAGAGTACCTCTGGAATATCAACCCTGCCAAGCCTTTAATTCTTGTGCGTGGATCGCCCAGAGATCAATATCCCAGTGCGCCTATCTTTGAGAGCATGACCCCCGAACAAGCTGCGCGCAATACAACTTGGAACGGCTTTAAGCGTCGTTCTAGCGAAGGAACCGTTTACGGTATTCGCCAAAGAGACGGAAGCATTCAGTACTACAGGCTGCAAAAAGGTGCGGCAGAAGCCAAGCCTGCTACTCGTCCTGCGGCAGCTCCTTCTGGCCGAAGAAGCGACTCCTCCGATGTAGCTGATTTCCCAAGAGGACTCAGCCTAGAAGAAGATCGGGCACGCACATTAGCCGAAGAAGGACTTCGATAAGGAATAATCATGGCGGATACCTCTTTTGGCGCAGGCACTCCTTTAGGCATCGAACAGGCAGCACAGCGCAGCCAGCCCGCTGCAACGCAAGACGCGAGTGCGGATGTACCCGATTACCCTGTTGACGACACGGCACAGGTGATTGCGCGCATACCCACAGGGGTGCCCCAGGGCGATGTCTCGCCTAATCCGACGTTTGAAGAGAGCATGGAGGCCCGTAAAAAGGGAATGGCAAGCGGACTAGTGAAGGGGGGCTCTTATGCCTTATCACTAGGGGCTGGACTGCCTTTGACCATCATGGCCAGTACGGCGTCTGGACCTTTTGCACCTTTAGTCTTCTTTACAGGGCTAGGTGCTTCTCTTTATGCAGGCCATCAAACGGAGCAGGCAGCACGCTCTATGTTAGAGCAACCAGAAACGCTTGAAGGGTTGATTGCAGGGCGTGAAGGTGTAACCGCACCACCGTCAGATCCTCGCCTATTATCAACCTACAAAGGCTATGAGACGTTTGCTGCATCACTGCCCCTGTCCGCAGGGGCACGGTTTTACCCTTCAAAGACCATTACTCAGGGCCTAACACCCGTTGACAGAGCATTGGGAAAATTTTTCTCCGGCGTATCTTCTGCCTATGGAGAACTAGCGCGCAAGCGACCCTTAATTTTTAGCGCAGGCGAATTAGCCTCGGCTACCGGGGCAGGCACAGGCAGTTATGCAGCCGAGGAATACTTTCCAACGGGTATGAGCAGCCCCGTTGACATGAGCCCGGAGGGGGTCAAATTTTTGTTTGAACTCAGTGGAGGCATGTTCCATTCGTTGACCAAAGTCATGGGTAATGTTGCAGGATCCGTTTTTGATGCCCTACGAACAGCCGTTGCTCCAGGCACTCGATCAGCACGGGCCGACCAAAAAGCAGCGGATCGTTTATACGAAATGCTTGCTGATCCTGAAATGCAAAAGATATTTCAGATAAATCCGCAGGCGTTGCTTACAGCGCTAAAAGAGACCAATCTTATTGCGCCTCAACAAGCCACAGCGGCACAGCACACAGGGAGCCTGTTCCTAACCGCTTTTGAGAGCAATTTAGCCCGTCGCAATGCTACCTTTGGTGGCGAGGCCGCACGCATCGGCGAAGATGCTATTCGTGCTTACAAGGCAATGATTGAGGTACTGGGTACATCAGGTAATCCTGAACTCATGTCTCAGGCTGCGCTATTGGAAAAGCAGTTTTTCACGGACATGATGAACAATCGAATGGCCTTGGCTAAGGGGGACATTGAGACACAACTTGCCAAACTCACTGCACCAGACAGAGAAAATCGTAAAAAGCTCTCCTCCATTTACTTTAATGCGATCAAGTCAGCCTATGACGACGTTAAGGGTTACGAAAATCAGCTTTATGATATTGCTGAAAAAGCAAGCTTTAGGACGGTTTCCAAGAAGACCGGCGAAGTGGCCAACAGGACAGTGGTGCCAACCAATCTCACGGTAAAATTCTTAGACGAACTAACTAAGAGTCCTGATTTTACTAGCGGTACTTTGGGTAAATATTTTGATCGCATCATGCGTTATGGTGGGGACGCACAACAGCAGTTAAACAATCTGGAAACCTACAACATTGGTCGTTTGACCAACCACTACTTAGATACCAAAAGTATTCCGGCCGACAAACTGAAAGAATTGAATGTTGTCAAAGTTCCGATCATGGACTTGCGTCAACTCAAGAAGGATCTACAAGCCGAGGCACGTTCATTGAGGGCTGGCGTCAATCCTAGTAACGATAAGGCTGCTCTGTTTGAGCAACTTGCTTCTAAGATCATGGATGACATGGAAGCAGCCAAAGGAAATGTTGGCGGTAAATGGCGGGAAGCTTTTACGTTTACCCGCACGATGAATGACTATTTTAATCGTGCCTTTCCTGCCAAAGTTTTTCAGCGGGATGCGCAAGGTGGTTATGCGCGTGACCCGGAACTTTTAATAACGGACGCATTTAAAACTTTTAAGGATGCGGGTGACCGAACAGCCTTACGGATGGATCAGATACAAGATGCTCTGTCTCTGGCCGAATGGGCAAAGCTTGTTGGTCCAACAAAGGCGGCCTTTGAACGAGGACGTTATGAGGCTGCGGTACGTTCAGGTGACCAAACCGTTATCAATGAACTAGCTCCGGTAGCCCAACGCGCGGACAATGCCGCACGAGTACTTGGGGTGCTTGATGCGCAACGAAAGTTTTTTGAGCAAGATATTGCAAAAAATCTTGTGCGTTTTGAGGATGTGGTTAATCCAATGGATCCCGGCCTTGTTATGCGAGTACCAAGGATTGATCCTCAGCGATTAGAGGCCTACAAAATAGCCAACAAAGACATGCTGGATAGGCTTGGCCTCATGGACGATCTGCGCAATGTCGATGCCGCAGAACAAGCCTTCAAAGTTATGATGTCCAGGGAAAGTGCTCTGGCCAGGGATTTGACGAATCAATCTGCCTGGGCCCAGATCCTAAAGAGCCCTGAGTCATTGCCCACGGCTATCAGCAGGGTTCTACAAGGCGATACTCCCGCAAAGGATTTTCGCGAAATGATCCGTATGGGATCCCAGGTCCCTGGAGCATTAGAAGGGTTACGTAGTGCCGTCTATCAAATGGCTTTCAGTAACGCCAATGGTTATACGCGTCAGGTGCGCCAAAACGCTCAGACAGGTGCAGCAGAAGAAATCTTTACCCCTGTCTTTGACACTGAAGCCTATCGTCAATTTATAAGACCAACAAAGCCTGGGCAGCCCTCCGTATTCCGAATCATGGAAGATGAGGGCCTGTTGGCTGCGGGAGAACGTGGCAGGCTTGAAGAGATGCTTAAACGTATCGACTACGTTCAAACAGCAATGCGTGATCGCGGTTCTTTAGATGCCGCTATCAATCCCATCAGTGCTTTAGATGATCTGGCCACTAGATTGTCGGGTGCGCATTTAATGTCCCCGCTAAATGTCCAAGGTCCGGGGTCCTTGATCACTGCTCAAGCAGGCGTTCGCGCATTCAAAAACATCTTTGAGCTTGCGCCTGGAGCGCAAATGCAAAAGGTGCTTGAGACTGCTGCAAAGGATCCTAAAGTGTTCGCCGCGTTGATCGAAAAAGGATATCGCGGTAACCAACAACGGGCCTTGAACCTTAGACAACGTGTAACGGACATACTGACTTCTTCTGGAGCAGGGCCTTTTAACGTAGCCTCCATAGGCTATCTTTCCCCACCTCCTGCCATCGAAGAGGAAAGGGAAACCGTATCGTTGCGAGGAACGCCTCCGCAAGAGGCAAGGTCGATGTTTTCTGCGCTTACCCGACAGCAACGAGGAGTCACTGTGCCTACACGTGGTGTCCCAGGTTTTCCTCAAGCAAAAGTTCCCCAGGCCCCTGCTTCACCGCAAATGGCCCAAGGTCCTCAGCAGCAGGCAAGTGCTCGACAGCTTTATCAGCAGTTGTTCCCTGAGCCTCCGGGCAATATCAGCGTGTTGCCTCGGTAGTACTGTTCGACACGTTCAAGCCAGTCAAGCTTGTACTTGTCGAACTCATGCCCTGCTGTCGTGAAGACCTGTGTGCCTCCCGTTTGAAGAGCCACCATCACAACGCCCATGACAATCGGACCATGCAAAGCCTCATGCGCAAGGGCATAGGCTGATAACTGGTGAAAGTAATCCGTGATCCACTCATGACGCTTCGGTCTGTTGGATTGCTTAAAGTCGATGATCGCTGGCTTGCCCTTATACAAGCCCACCATATCCGTGGTCCCTGCATAACGCTGCGGTAAATACAGCGTAATCTCCGAGCCCCAGATCTCATCGACGTCTTTGAGCTGCTCAATCACCAGCCGATACCCCATCTCATAGCCTTTGACCATGAGCCAGTTGGTAGGGCGCGGTAAGGACTTGCCCGCAACCATGCGCTCAATGACATTGTGCATGTGCGTGCCTGTCGTGGCAGCGGTGTTCTTAATCCTGTCTGCCTCTTCCTGGCCCACGCGCTGCACCCATTCATCAAGCTTTGACTTGTCCTTGGTGGCGTCCAGGATGCGGGTTACGCT